CGGTCTTTGTGTACTTTTCACACATCAAAATGGATAGGGTTAACTGATGCAGGCTTACACGAAAAAGCAACTGTGTCAAATGCTTGAAATCACGCCGAAGCGACTTGAAAAGCTGCTTGAGGTAGGCGCACCGCAGGGAAAGAAAAAGAATGCTTACGATATGGAAGCTTTTTGCCGTTGGGTTATCGCCAGGCCGAAAAGCAAGACCGATAAAAGCCGGCTGCAGGAGAACGCGCAGCGGTATTTGCTCGGTTTGAAACCTGCCGAAGAAAAACAAGGCAAAAAGGTTGTGGCAAAAAAGCCGCAGAAAAAAGAAATTGACGATAAAAAGGTCGGATTGATGCCGGCACTTGAACGGGCGCGGGCGGCAGAGCTTGCGGCTTACGATGCCCACATGAAGATATTTAACGAGCAGGGCATTACCTCGGCTTCAGCGCTTGATGCTTGGCAGAAAACCTTAGATATTTTGCGCAAGTGCGAAACTGATTTTACGAAAGTTCTTGAACGTCGGCGCGAATTGATCGAGATCAAAAAAGTGCAGGAATGGATAGAACAGAAAATTGAGCTTGTAAAAACCATCTTTTTAAATGTGCCGGCAAAACTTGCGCCCGCTCTTGAGGGCTTACCCTGGCACGAAATACAAAAACGACTTGATCAGGAGTTAAGAGATGCCATTGGCAAGCTTAGAAACATTGACTAATTCCTGGTCGAAATCATGGGAGCTGCCAGCGCAGTTGAACCCGTGGCAGTGGGCAGAAGCGAATCTGGAATTTTCAAGCCGCGTGTCACCGCTTCCCGGCAGATACACGACAGCAGCAACGCCTTACGTGCGCGAAGTGCTAGAAGCGGCGGCAGACCCGAAGATAAGACACATCACCCTTTGCTGGTCGGCGCAAAGCAGTAAAACAACAACCGGCATGGTGATAATTCTTTACTGCATCGACAACGACCCTGGCAATATTCTGCTTGTGCGCCCGTCTTTGCAAGCGGCCAAGAGCTTATCAGAAAACAAAATCATGCCGATCATCGACGAAAACCCGGTTCTGAGTCGGCACAAAACCAGCGACATCAACGACTTTCAAAAGACAATGGTTAAGCTGAAACACATGGTAATCTTTGTGCGTGGCGCCAATCCTAACCAGCTTTCGGCAGAATCTTGCAAAGTTGTTTTTCTCGACGAAACCGACAAATACGAAGGCTATAAAGAAGAATCTGACGAGGCCGATCTGATAAGCCTTGCATATGAAAGAACGAAATTCTATAAAAACCATCTAAAGCTTGATACAAGCACGCCGACAATACCAAGCGGCGCGATCTGGCAGCTTTTTGAAGAAGGCAGCAAAGAAATCTATGTTATGCCCTGCCCGCATTGTGGGGCAGAGTTCAATTTTAAAATGGCGTATTTCCGGTTTGATAAGGCGGAGCCGCGAAAAACCGCAGCTTTTGAGTGCCCGCATTGCGCCGCAGCCGTTGAAGAAAAGCACAAGCACTCAATGATGCTTGCCGGCCGCTGGCTGAAGCAGAACTATGACGCAGCAGAAGAGCATCGCAGCTTTCATCTACCCGAGTTTTACAGCCCGGTTACACGTTGGGGCGAGCTTGCCGAAAAGTTTCTGAAGGCGCAAGCCAAGGCGAAGGTCGGCGACTTTGGGCCGCTGCACAATTTTGTTAATAGCTCGCTTGCTGAACCATGGAACCCCGCAGAAAACGCAAGGCGGGAAACATCTCAACTGCTTGCGCTCTGCGACGATAGGCCAGTCGGCGTTGTGCCTGATGAAGCTGTCGGGTTAACCATCGGAATTGACACGCAAGACCTGTATTTTGAATACGTAGTCAGGGCATGGGGCCGCGATTCCCTAGAAAGTTGGCAGGTGCAGCATGGCAAAGCTGATGATTTTGACGCTTTAAAAAATATTCTTGCGTCAGAGTTCCCATCGACTAGCGGCACAAAAACCTTTAAGATCACTGCCGGGCTTTTTGACTCTGGCGGCCATAGAACAAGCGAAGTTTACGATTTTTGCCGCAACAATCCCGGTTTGAGATTGCGCCCGTCGAAGGGCGAGCGCACAATGAGCCGGCCATGGGAGATTACAAAAATAGACAAACTGCCAAACGGCAATCCGCTATCAGGCGGCGTTAAACTTGTGCGCGTCAACACGACTTATTACAAAGATTTGCTTGCTGGCAAAATCAGTCTTGCATCTGATCAGCCCGGCGCTTTTCACTTGCACTCTGAGCCTGATGATGATTATATTGCGCACATGACAGCAGAATACCGCGACAGTAAAGGCGTCTGGCGGTGCCCGGCAAGCAAGCGAAACGAATCATGGGATTGTGAAGTATTAAACCTTTGCTGTGTTGATATGATCGGGCTGCGTTTCGTTGTTGCCCGGCAAGCGATTCAACAGCAGCCTGCCACCGCCGCGCCCGTAGCGCCAATTCAACCGAAGCCTGAAGTCCAGAAGCCGAAACCGGCAAAGCTGAAGTATAATCCGTATATTGAGGAGTATTGAGCATGTCAATAAAAACAATTATGCTTGTGCGCAAAATTCTGGCCGCTGAAGATCGCGTAGTGACATACCGGCCAGACGGCCATACGCTTTGCCCGGTTTGCCAGTTTTTGGGTTTGCCGCCAGGTAAAGTTATTGCGCACAAAACGTCAGGCGAAATTAGATATTGTCGATGCGAACAGTGCGAAGCCGATTTTCGCGCATTTGGCCCAACGGCGACGGAGTTAAAAGAGGCTAGAGAAAAAGGAAAGCAAACAGAAATCGCACAAGAAAAAGCCGTAAAAGATTCAAAAAAAGCAAAACAGGCCGCAAAGAAAAAAACAAAAGAAAAACAAAGAAGGCACTGACGATAACAGAAAAGTTCTGATGCCCGCTTTTTTAATTTTAGCCCTAACCGTTATACTAAGAATAGAATAACGCAAAGGGGCAAAAAATGGGTTTAGCAGATTTACAAGCCGACCTTGTTAAATACAAAGCTGCGCGTGATGCTATTCTGGCAGGCGCTCAGAGCTATTCAATCAACGGCAGAGCTGTTACCCGCGCGAGTTTGCCCGACATCGAGAAAACTATTTCCACCCTAGAAGCCAGAATCGGCCGCGTCAGTCGCGGCGGCGCTGCCATTAAAGCGCCATCGCTGAGGGATTAAACCATGTTTTATGATTTTATTGCCCGCACGATTGCCCGCAGCCTTGCGCTTGTAGCGCCCGGCTATGCCCGCGAATACCTTAAAAATCATGCTATTTGCCGGGCTTATGAAGCGAGCAAAAACACGGGCGGGCCGAACAGGAATTTCAGACCGGCTCAGGCATCGGGTGCTGAAGAAATCACACAAAGTTGGCAGGCGGTAACGAATAAGACCCGCGCCCTTGTGCGTGATAATTCGCACGTTGCCGGCATGACTCGGCGTTTTGTTGCCGCTCTTGTCGGGGAAGGCTCATGGCCGCGCCCGAAGGTGCTGAAAAATGGCGCTGCAGATCGTTTCGATTTTGACGCCAAGATCAACGAAGATATTCTGCGCCGTTGGGAACTTTGGGCGCCAGAAGCCTGCGCAAATGGCGATAGCATTTATCAGCTTCAGCGCGTCGCCGCTTCTGCATTCTTTATCGACGGCGGTTTGCTGATCAGGCGAGTTATTGACGGGCGCAGGCTGATGCTTGAACCTATTGAACTTGACCGGCTTGATACGCTTAAAGATACCGATGACGGCAAGCTTCGCATTGTTGGTGGCAAAGAGCTTGATAAATATAACAGGCCCGTCGCTTATTGGATTAAAGGCCGCTTTCCGACAGAGCGCGATACGCTTTCGGTTCGCGTGCCGGCTGAAGAAATTATCGACCTTTACGACCGCGACAGGGCAAGCAGCGTCGGCGGTATAAGCAGATTAGCGCCTTCGGTGCTAAACTTCCACAACATCGGCAAATACCGCGCCGATACGATGAGCCTGGCCCGAACCGCTCTGGGCTTCGGTATCTTTGTTGAAACCGATTACCCCGAAGATTTTTTTGGTGCAACCGGCGTTGAAAAGGACGACACCGGCAGAGAATACGAATACGTTACGCCTGGTGGAGTTCATTACCTGCGCGCCGGCGAAAAAATCAGCGCAGTTAAACCTGAAAACCCCGGCACGCAGTATGAGCCATTCCTGCGGGCTGAATTGCGCGGCGCATCTGTTGGTGCTGGCATGAGCTATGAAAGCGTCAGTAATGACGGGTCGCAGACCAACTTTTCCGGCACTCGCCAGATGTTACTTTTTGAGCGAGCGCTGACCCGCTATACTTTCGCAATCTTTGAAGAAAAGTTTTACAGTCGCGTCTATCGCTGGTTTATTGAATTTAACACTGACTTTGCCGGGCTTAATCTGCCGGGCTACAAAAACAATCCGTCGCGGTATCTACACTGCTCGTGGAGCAGACCGAAAACCGAATGGGTTGACCCGCTGAAAGATGCCAAAGCAGCCAAAGAAGAAATCGCAATGGGTGTTAATACTCTGACCGAGTTCTGCGAAACTGCCGGCCGCGACATCGAGGAAGTAGTTGCAACTCGCAAATACGAAAAGAAGCTTTTTGAGGCTGCAGGCGTGGCCTCTGATTTAATGGCATCGGTAGAAAAGCCGCTTACGTTTGAAGAAATGGCAGAGGAAGGATTAGATAAATGGCTGAAATAGAAAAGCTTAGACAGATAGCGGAGATATACGGCGTTGCCGTTCGTGCCGGATTGATTACGCCCTGCTTGCAAGATGAGAATTTTTTCAGAAAGTATATCGGCTTTCCTGACGCGCCCGCAGAAGTTGTTAAAGATTGGGAAGATTCAGAAGGCGTTCGCCGGCCGATAACTTTACAGCGCCCGTCTAACTCTGAAGAACTGCCCGACGGCGCAAAAGACGAACTTGGTAACGTGCTTGTAGATGGCGAACCGCAAGCCGACGTCATAGGAGATAACAACGATGCCGAATAAGAACATAAAAAAAGCGCCCGCTGGCGTGCCGCATGGCATGGTAACACGCGCTAATCTGCTTGCAAAACCGAACACCTACCGCGAAGCCGACAACAGTGTTGAATTTATCCTCGCCACCGAAGAACCCGCCCGCGTTTGGGATTGGGAACGCTTTGACGTTATCCGCGAAGTTATCGCTGCCGATGGCGTTATTGTGCCGAAAAACGGGCAGATACCGCTTGTGGATAGCCACGACCGCAGCACTATCGACAATATTCTCGGCTCTGTGCGCGAGATCAGGCGCGAAGGCGCCGAGGTTATCGGGCGTTTGTATTTTGCCAACACCGACGCCGCCAAACGTGCCGCCGAAATGATCAGAGAAGGCCATCTCGACAGCGGTTCTGTTGGTTATGAACAGAACGAAACGCAGTGGATTAACGACGGTGAAAGCGTTGTTTATAACGGCCGCAGCTTTTCCGGCCCGATGCTTCTGACTCGTAAATGGTCACCGAAAGAGTTTTCGCTTGTTGCGATTGGCGCCGACCCCAACGCAAAAGCCCGCGCCAAAGCCGAAAGCGTGGCAGAACAAATTGAAGGAAATACCAGCCGGGAGGCTGTTGAACAAATTGACAAGGAGATAGTTACAATGGAAAACCTTAACAAGCCCGTTGAACAGCCTCAGACCGTTGACGTTGAGGCAATCAAGCGCGAAGCTCTGCAGGCCGAACAGCTCAGAGCCGCAAAAATTGCTGAACTGTGTGACAAACGCGGTTGCGCTGACATGGCCGCTGAATTTATCCGCAGCGCCGCCAACGTCGAATCTGTGCAGGAAAAGATTCTCGACACCATTGCAAGCCGCACCGTTGCCCTTTCTACTGCCAAAGTAGAAGTCGGCAAAGAAGCCGGCGAAAAGCTGCGCGAAGCCGCCACCGATGGCATTCTGATGCGCTCAGGCATGAGAGTTAAAAACGCTGCCGCCGGCGCCGAACAGATGCGTGGCATGGGTTTTGCCGACATCGCCCGCACCTGCCTTGAAGAAAAAGGCATCTCAACCCGGCTGATGGGCAAACAGGAGATTCTTACCCGCGCCATGTCAACCAGCGATTTCCCGAATATTCTTGCCAACGTTGCCAACAAAGCCGTAATGATGGGCTATCAGATGGGTCAGAATACCTGGCGTGCATGGGCAAAACCTGGCATGCTTCCCGACTTCAAAGCATCTAAACGCGTTCGCCTGTCAGACGCTCCCGAAATGGTTCTGAACCGCGCCGGAGAAGAAGTTCAACACGGTATCATTTCTGACGTAGGCGAAGAAATGACCCTCAAAACCTATGCCCGCAAGCTGATCATTACCCGCGAAGCTCTGATCAACGATGACGCTGGTTTGTTCAATCGCGTGTTCAGCATGTTCGGTCAGCGTGCGGCCAACGATATTGAGGCCGCCGTTTATGCCGTTCTTACCGGCAACCCGACCATGAGCGACAGCGGCACCCTGTTCAACACTACCGCTGTTACCACCGCAGGCGGCCACGCCAACCAGGCATCTTCAGGCGCTGTTGTATCTTCCACCACCGTTGCCGCTGCTCTTGTCGCAATGGGTAAACAGGTCGGCGAGCAGGGTTCTGCTTTGTCACTGATGGGCAAATACATCATCGGCGGCTTTGAGAACAAGGTTCAGACTGATCTGCTTGTTAACTCAACCACCGACACCACCGCTAACGGTAACGCCGATTTCAATCCGTTCCGCAACTTTATCGGTATCACTACCGGCCATATCAGCACGAAGAAATGGTTCCTTGTTTCTGACATGCTCGACAGCGTTGAAGTTGCTTTCCTCGATGGCAAAGAAACACCGACCCTTTATGCCGTCGAAAACAGCGGCGATATTCTCGGCCGCACCTTTGTAGGTTACATTGATTACGTCGCCAAGGCTCTTGAATGGCGTTCAATGTTCTATAACCCCGGCCAGTAAGTTTAACTAACACGGCGGGGCGCAATGCCCCGCTATACTCAAAAACAGGAGAAACAAAATGATCAATCAGGTAAATGATGGTATCACCTTAGCTTATACCGCATCTGCAAACATCAGCGGCGGCGACCTTGTCAACCTTGGTAGTGGTCTTGTCGGCGTTGCTGTCGATGACATCGCCAATGGCGCAACCGGCGTCGTTGTTCTCAAGGGCCGCTTTACTGTTCCCAAAGGCTCAACCGATGCTATTGCTCGCGGCGCCGCTCTCAAGCTCGGCACTGCCGGCAATACTGTCGTGGCTGCAACTGCTGGCACCACAGTTAATAACTACCTGTGCGCCCGCCCGGTTGTTGCCTCGACTACTGCAATGACCACCGTTGAGATCGTTATCGGGATCTGATGTTAACACTGCTTGACCAGTTCGATGCCGTTTTTGCGATAAGCTTCACAGCTTTTTTGCCGCCACCCTATGACACAGCGTATGAGGTTGAAGAAGCTATCGAAGCGGCTATCGAACGGTCAGCACATCAGAAAGCAATAATCAGGCACTACAGAAAGGCCCGCAGGGAATGACGACGTTTAAACAGGCTTTGGCTGCCGATGTTGCCGGCGTATTTATGAATACGCTGGAATTCGGCGAGCTTGCTGTTTATACGTCGCCCGCCGGCGTTCAGACTGCAAACGTGCCGGTTGTTGCTGCCGTTCAGGGTTTTGTTAACGAAATGGCAAACACCGCCGGGCTTGGCGGGACAATCGTTATCAGCCGGGCATTGGTATCAGCTCCGGCAATACACGGCAAGATCACCATTGCGGCCGGCGTGTTTGTTATTACGCAGATCATTAGCATTGACGACGATACTGTGACCGTTGCGGCGATGGCAGATGTGCGCATCAGCCCGGCAGGCATGAGGCAATAACATGGCTTTCGACTTACAAATTAAGCCCGATTTCAGTGGCTCAGGCTCAGAGCTTGAGAAGCTTGTTGCCCGCGCTGTTGGTTCAGACCCGATTGCCGCTGCTGCGTATTCTCGGCAAACCATTGCCTTTATAGCCAAGGCGCAAAAAGGCGCATTGCGAATAACCGCCGCAAGGCTTAGAAAGCGCATGATTGAAGCCTATACCGATAATAGCTTTGGTTGGCCGTCACATGGTGAGTATTCAAATTGGCTTGGCAGGCTTGGGCCGATCACCGTTGCACATCTTGCCCGCGCAAATAGGCCAATATCAACAACCACGAAAAGTGGCAAAGCAAAGAAAACGGGCTATTCTCAGCGCCCTATTAAAATGCCGTCGCCCTACCCGCTTGGCGGCAAACTGCCAAGCGCAACGCGCTATAAGGTGGAAAAAGACAGCATGACCGTCGGCGTGCTTGATAACGCCAAACAAGCGCAAAAAACAAAAATGCAGCTTTTCCAAGACGGTAGAAACAGGCCAATAGAGGAAAGCTCGCGCAGATACCTTGCGGCTCTTGGCGTTTTTGTAAGACGCGGCACTGTTTTGAAGTCGCCTTTCAGAAAATTGATCGACCCGATACAGACTCAATACCCGCCCGATAAACTTTTTGAGTCGGCATTTATCGACATCTTAACCGGAAAACTGGAGGCCCGCGACTAATGACAACTCTATCGACTCTGCTGGCCTCAGTCGCAACCGCCATCGCCAACAGTGCAACCATTGAAACTTTTTGCCAGACTAATTTTACTAAATCAATCAGCGTATATGTGCATGTCGACCCGAAAAACCCGCCGAGCATCGCAAAAGCGCCGTGGGTAGGGCTGACCATCCAGGGCTATTCCAGACCTACTGAAAACGCAGGCAGGCTCGTCACTTTTGAGCTTGAAACCGCTGTTTATTGCGAAAAATCAACCGAAACTACCAGCGGCAAGATTACAACGCTTGGCGGCTTTGCTACATTGGAATCGTTGTCTGACCTTGTTTTCGGCGTTATCGAAACCGCCGTTACGCACGCAAGCACGCAGTTAGAAATGGATTACGTCAGCGAGCAGGGCACAAGCCTGAGCATAGCTGAATTTCCGGGCTGGATAGCGGCCCGAACTTGGACAATCGGCAAACACGTTTAAAGGAGTTTAGAAAATGCAGGTTCCGACCATTCCGCAAACCGGGAAAAACGCTAAGGTGTCACTGTCTTTCAACGACGGCACTGCAGCAACCGCAACCGCTCTGACAAAGCAGGCAACCTACAGCTATAACGGCGAAACTTATGCCAATCGCGTTTATCTGCTTGGCTCAGGTAAAATGATTAACAGCCGCCCGGCAGCTAACCCGCAAGTTTTTATCGACGGTATTCTTGATGGCCTCGACGTATCAAGCACTGTGGCCGATGAAATTGCAAATACCGCAGGCTCCATTCTGGTTAACAATGCAACAGTCGCTGCCGCCGCCGATACCTCTATTACAATCACTCGCCCGGCATCAACTCAGGCTTGTTGGGTTGCCGTTCACGTTAATACCGGCACTGGCGTTACCTCAATCACTAAAGGCGCCGACACTACCGCTGGCACCGGCAAAGCTGCACTTCTCACTACCTA